AACAAAAACCCAATGAGCAAACAAAGGGATGAAATAATTACTACGTGTTTTATTTTCATCCTTCAATTTCGTCTGATGTTTTCATATCTCTAAATTTTTATTCCACATATCCAACCGCGCTTTTTATTAGTACATCCAAATGATTTCCTGTGTATGTTGTTCTGAATCATCCGCATGAATAAAAGACTTGGCTATCCCGATGCGTTTAAATCCCGCCCGAATAAGCGCGTTTACTATTTTCCAGCGGTTAGCATCCGAATTACACCGTATATCTACTGCCTGTCCTAAAGTATGCGCACCCGTTCCGCTTCTGCCTTTACTTTTATCCCATTCCACCGAACGATAAGCACAGGTTAAAACAAAAGGAATCCCCGCAATCTCGCGGGCTGTGTCCAGTTTACTCATCGTGCTTTGCTTCATATCCTGTAAAGAACACGAAGGTGTGAGCTGTTGAAATTCTACCTCTTTAAAATACTTACTTGTTATCATTGTCCTTTTCCTCTACTTCAATTATATCTACTTTCTTGCTAAAAAACTTGAATATGTTTATTTTTATCTTCTTCCCCTTACTGGTGAAGTAGTTTACATAAATACTCTCCAGTTCTATCCCGTATACCACCAAGAGCATGATAAGGGGCAACAGGTCTATCCCAAAGGGATTGCCAAAAGCCTTACCGAACACATAAGCAAGCATTACCCATATCAGGTAATTACATATCTTGTCGAATGTGCGGCGCAAAGCCCGTGAGCGTTTTATGACTATTTTCTTTGCCTTAGATGCAAGTATGCCAAACCTCAAATCTGCTATCGTAAGGGCAAATGCAAGGATGAAAAGCCATTTCGACCACGAAAGGAAATCAAACAAATCAAGCAGTATTTTATCCGTATAGGTAGTTATTTCGTTCATCTTTAATTATTACTTGGTTTTGACGTAAGGCAATTCAGTTTCAATCTCCTGTATCTTTTTAGTCCAGCTTTGTTTTGCTTCTTCTGCTTTTTCAGGCTCTCCCAAAGCAAGGTATTTTTGCCATGCCATATAAAGCGGGTCGCTTTCGGTTTCATACCTCTGTTGGCGTTTAAAGCGGATTATCTCGTTTCTTTCAGCAACAGTTAGTTCCTGTTTTTTTATTTGCATGTTCCAAATTTCGTACACCGACGCTGTTTTGTTTGCTTCGTAAAATGCCGTTTGTTTGTCGTTTAGCAGCAAGTATGCGATGTTTATGTCTTCGTATTTTTCGGAGGTTTTGTAGCCCTCCGGAAGTGCCTTTGCAAAGGCGAAAATTCGGTTTTGATGGATGTAGTATTTCATAATTTAATCAATGTAAATATTTCTCGAATTAGCATCTGTTTCAGCATTTGGATAAACAGATAACAGGCGTTCTTTATTTGTATTGCCTATTGTGAGCGTTTTTATGTCTTCGGGTGTACCTGATGTTATATTTATAATTGACTGGTTCACACTTTCGGCACTGAGAATGTCGCTAAAATCAAACTTATAATTAAAAGCCGTACTGGTTAAAGATGTAGGAGGATTATAAGGCGCATTCAAAGTCAGGTCATTTATATTTATATTGCCTCCAAAAGCATTTGCCCATATACTTACGATGGTAGTTGGGATGGAAAGGCTCGTTATTCCGACATTACCTGAAAAAGCGGATGCCCCAATATTAGTCACTCCCTCCGGAATTACCAATGCACCTTGTCGGGATTGATTATCCTGGAAGGCAGAATTGCCGATACTCCGAAGTGTTCCGGGCAGTGTGTAAGGCGTTGTTACCCCTGTGCAATATGCCATCGCATTTGTTGATATAATTGTTATTTTATTGCTCAGCACTATATCGTGTATCAACCTACAATTATACATCGCCCCTGATGCTATCTCTGTTGTGTCATTATGTACGTTGACGTCTGTTGTTCGCGTTCTTGATACGGCTAACAAGCGGGCATGTCCGGCGGTATAAAGAATATTGTCGACAACAGAATAATGTGGCGAATTACTTGTTATCGTATCATATCCTATACCACTAAAAGCGGCATCTCCAATGAATGAAATGTAAGGTGAAATTACTATATCTGCTACACTTGCCTGAAACGTTGGGCTAGTCATTGCAAAAGCCGAATTCCCTATCGAAGTGAGCGATTCGGGTAAGTTTAATGCCGATATGCGGTGACACCAGCTAAATGCACCAGTTCCTACACTGATTAATACCTCATTGAACTCAATGTCGGTTATATAATAGTTATAAATAAACGCGTTATTCCCGATTGTAGTAACCAAAGGGGGGACGTGAAGCACTCCCGATAAGTTAATACAGGCTGAAAACGCACTGTTTTGAATGTGGATAATAGCCGATAAATCTTCAACATGTACCTGCTTCAAGTATCCTCCGGCTGCAGTTATGGAATTATATTTTTTTGTAATATATCCCCAAACAGTGCCATTTGGCAATGCGCAATTATATATTCCGTTTGGAGTGTTATCGTCGTACACTATTATATAACGCGCTGTTGAACCAGTGGTAAACGCATTTCCTTCCGATGTAAATGTGTCGTTTCTCCTTCCATCAACTACCTCGCTAACAAGGTAGCTGACTCCCAATACAGAAGATAATGTTAGCGGCAATGAATCGGTATAGGAGTAAATATATGCAGCATTTTTCCGTACGCTTTTTTCGCGGATAAACACATCATATATATCAACAGGCTGTACGCTTCTATCGAAGTCGGCGGGCGCAATGTATGCTTCGAATCCTAAATAATCAGGAGTGTTGAAAAATCTTCGTCTCATAGTGCTGCAATTCTGATTTCAAAAACGGGCTTGCTGTTTTTAACTCGTTGCGTTTCTTGTATTAATAAGTGTAACTCAACGCTGCCATTTGCTACAAGGGGCGTTGAAGAGCTATCTGTTTTGTTTACCATTTCATACACTGCGTTATCTCTTGTTATATCTGCTGTAGGGATAACAATGTTTGTATTAGTGGTGCGTGCTCCGGCATTTACAATTAACAGCAGCTCGGTATTTTTATCCGGTATCTCAGCAGGGAAAGCAAGAGTGATATTACCTGACGATTCGGCACAAGCAGCGTATTGCCGCTTATTATCGAAAGACAAGGGAACGGAAGATGTTACGCCATTAGTAAAGGTAGTAGTGTCGTATTTGTTGGCTTTACTATTTAATGCCTCGCTTATCTCGTCCAGATGTTCTTTTATTTCATCAATATCTTCTAATGAGCTATCTAATTTGCCTACGTATAGCCTGATACCCTCTTTTATGTAAATAATTCCATCATTATCTCCTGATATGTATATTCTGTTTGATTTATCAGATGTTCCGAAATTATAGTAGAATGATATTTTAGTCCATTCATCAGTTATTGCGAATTCATCAGATGTACGATTGCCATAAGGATTATCTATAAGAAATTTAGCTTTAACACCTATCGGTTTACTGGCTTTAACGATAGCAGATACAGTTACCATTGCACCCGAAGCAATACTTAAGTTCAAAGGTCTTGGGTCTATTCCTATATAAGAAGAGTTAGAAGGATTAATTCTATCCAAAGTAGCAATTCCATCTGCATCTACAGCGAAAGAAGTATTAGAGGATGTGTATGAAGACTTGTTGTCTTTAAACGTTTTCTTAATTATATCTATACCGCCTTTATGTATTTCTTCATTAACTTGTGATAGTATTTTTGCTGTTGGTGCAGTTACAGTGGAATCACTTAATGCAGTAGCAAGGCTTGAAATTAGCAGATATTTATTTAATTCTGTTTTATCACTTTTTTTGCCTAAAGCCGTGTCTATATTATCCAGCACTTCTTTCAGAGCCTCGTTGTCTTTGGGCTGTCCCTCTATGTCAGCGAATGAAATAGTAGCTTCAGCCATCAAGGGATTACTGGCGGTTCCATCGCCTGTAAGGGTAACGGTGGGGGAATCGGCGGTGTGAACTATGGTGTCAATCACATTCACACAGCCTGCAATGTATTCTTCCTCGGCATCCACACAGCAATAACCCTGTTCGTTGTACGTTCCGCAACGGCAGGTTGAATCGTTTGTAATATAGAGCGAAGATTTGCGCGTTTCTACATTTGTGGTTACTACAGGGCTTCCCTCTATTTGGCGGTAAGTGATAATATCCCGTGTCAGTTGCCCGGTGGTAAACTGCGGATTGTCGAAAACAACGTAGAAATCACCTCCTACAACCATTGTATTGTGATGTATTCCCGTTTCTATATCGTAATACGCCTCATAACGTACTGTGCCGCCAAAATCGCGATAAACAAACCGAATTGGAAAGTTGAGCGGGTCGAGCCTGTTTCCGTCCTTGTCGAATATTATTTGCTTTACAAGGAAATTGTTTGTCTGCTTGTTGATGTAGACTAATTGTTTTTCGTTGCAGTTCATAGCTTAAATTGTTATTTCTTCGCTTGTACCATCAGGATAGCATTTGTATTTTTTACCCGTGCTTAATTCTATTACCAAGAAATTATTTACTGCGGTGAAAGATAATTCGGGTACGTTAATTATTCCAATGGGGCGGGCTTCGTAATGATATTGTCCATCATTAGAGCTAAGTACTGATTCTCCATCTTGAAGTAAAGCTGATGATTTATTGAAATAATCCACCACTATAGGGGCTGTTATCGTTCCGTTTTCTGTTTGGCTACCTAAATTTGCTGTAGCGAGTGCTACATTGGATATTGGCACGCCTGTGTTACGTCCACTGCCTATGCTATTTTTGACTTCGGGGTAAGCCTTCCAAGAATAATCTCCGCTCCAGTTTATGTTATTTCTGGTATAAATCTTATCGGCTTCAAATTTGAATTGATAGTTATTGTTCCCTATGGTTGTTTGTATGGCAAAAAACCGTTGCTCCGAATCTGTTTTTTTTACGGAATATAGAAATGCACCACTTAAAGCAGTTAGATTGTTGTTTAGTTCAGATTCACCAATTAAAGATATTAGAGCCTGAGTGTTTGAATTGTAGTGTTGAAATTCTGCTTCGTCGTTCTTTCCTTGCAAATCGGAATGACTTTTTATCACATATTCGTACCAGTCTACTATTGTTCCGTTTGTGTTCGTTCGGACGTATATTTTCCCGTCGTCCTCAAACTTGAACTGAACTATGCTACGTCCACTGTCAAATATACGGTGAATGACCATGGTATTGTTGTAGTCACCTGCATAGTACTGATATAATCCCGATTCGTAACTCGAACTCGGGGAAGTGAAAGCCGTATTTATTTCTGTCAGCGACACCTTTCTTATTACATTTTGGGTTGATAAATCCCAATGCTGGTAGGCGTTTTGACTGTTTTTATCTGTTGTACGGTTGTGAGGTATCGTTACGCCGCCTGTGGCGATTAATTCACGTAATTGACTGAATAGGCTTGCGCCGGATACTTTTTCCGCATTGCTTCCGTCTTTCTTTATTACTGCGTAATGCTCGTCAAGCATGGTGTTGGCAGTAGCGGAGTCTCCGAATAACTCTCTGTATTCTTGGTGTAATTCTCTGTGTTCGTAAATCATAATATCCTGTCTTGTATATAAATTTCTCCCTTGTCAGAGGTGTATATCTCGCCTTTGTCAGAGGTATAAATTGTTATTGTGGGTATTTCTATTGCTTGCTCATGCAGATTATCGAGTTCTATTGGAATCTTGAAAATTCGCATGGGATAGTATTCTCCTATATCTATTTTTTCAATTTCCGCGCCCTCTGATTTTTTTACAGATACGCTATCCACCCTTACATCTGTTCTTGAAAATATGCTTGCCAATTTCCATCCTGCCCAGTCGGGAACTCCGTTACTATCGCCTATGGTTAGCGTTTTTGAAAAATAAGAGAACGAGGACATCAGGTGAGCTGCATAATTCTGGTCGCGAAACGATTCGTCCTCTGTTTTATACTCATTTTCTCGATATAAAAATCCGCCCTTAAATCGAATGTCGAAGTAAAGGTTTTCTTTTGTTTGGGGATTAATAAACACGGTGTCGTGCTCATTTCTTGAATGTGAATACCTGATTTTTACCGTGTTTTTCAGGCACTCATCGCCCACAACGTTAAACCATTTTGAAAACAAAACGACACCTCCGCTATTTGCTATTTTTAATTCGTAGCATCCTATTGGTTTTGTAAAGGAGTAATCGTTTATATTGTACTGTTGGTCGAGCGGAAAGACAACGGGGGTGATTTCGGAATCTATGTTGGTACTCAAATCTTTTACAAATAGCGATATGCTAATGTCTGTCTTGATTTGCATACGTATCAAATCCGTATCAGCGAAATTCTGAATGTAAAGAACATCTTCTTCGTTGGGAGTCTGATATTCGCGGGTTAATAAGCTGCTATAATCGGATATGAATACTGGCATTTTATCTATTTTACTACAAAAATATAGATAAAATCTATATCATGGGAAGAAATTTAAAAAAAGAGGAAAGAATTAGTAAAGAATCAGACAGAAAAATAAAAAGGGGCGCAATGCCCCTTTTCTCTATTATTTACAACAACACGCCTTTCTGTGTAAGTTCCAGTTTGAATCAAAAAAAAAGAAAAACGCAATTTATATTAAATGATTTAATAAAAATAGGATGTATTATTCATACATCCTATGCGCAAAACAATACATTGGGATTTTATGCCAAAATGTTTTTTAGTGATTTCTACAAATGTAGAAAAAGTTTTTGGAATGGCAAGGGATTTTGCGGGAAATATTTTGTGTGTTAAAATATTTAGATACTTTTGTGAAAATGTTAAATATATAAAGTTTTAAATATGGATTTTTCTATTATTATGATAATAATTGTACTTGCTTTGTCATTAATGATTGTGAGTGTTTCGGATAATAACTCAAAAAACACAACATCAAAAAACAATAATGATTCAGGTGTTAAAAGTACGTCTTATCAAAGCCACAAGCAATACAATCCATATACAAAGTATGGAAGACGCAAGGCGCGTGAACAAGCTGAAAGAAACATTAGTAATTATACACCCGAAGAAAAGCGGAAACACGATAATACCATGCTTGGATGTAATGCGTTGCTTGTAATAATATTTATCGCTATAGCATTAATTATTCTTGTTGTATCAGGACCGGAAGCAATGATAAAATGGTTGAAATAGGATTAATTAAAATTACAGTCATCGCCTTTCTCTAAATCGATGATTCCCTACAATTAAATAGCCATTGTATAAATCGAAAGCGTAATCCTCAATTTCATTAAAATACCAATTATCGCTTGATGTGAACTTTATTTGTGTTTTGTTATATATATAAGATGCGCTATATATAACAATGTCGGACTTGTCGTCCCACAAAAGAAAACTTCCTATATTACAGTGAACTCCATCTGTACCAATGGTAATGTCTAAATAGTGATTCTTATTATCAACATCCACCAAGTGCCTGTAATCGTATAATACACTTTCAGATATTTCTCCTTTGCGTAATTTAAAATCCTTATCTGCTCCATATTTTTCTTTTACATACGAATTGCATGATGCAAGAACCATCAGAATAGCGAAAAGAAAGATTGACTTTTTCATAATAAACTGTGAATTTGTACTACAAAATTAACAATTAATCTTTAACGGCAAGCAAAATCCACTCTTCTTTTTTATTGCGGCTGTAGTTTTTCGATACCTGTTTTATATATCCCTTGTAAGTGTCGTAGCCCCCTAAGTCGTTTCTGTACGGAAACAGCACCAGCCCGTTGCGCTCGTCGGGTAGTTCTTTAAACGTTCCTACGTCAATCATATAATACACAGGTTCGAACAGTTTCTTGCTTATCGCTATGTTCGAGTATATGTCTACCGCCACCTCTGTGCCGCTTCGGGTGTCTTTTACTACTCCCTTGCGGTAGTTGGTGGTAGATGCATAGGTTATCTCTTGGGTAATAATGCCTATCAGGCTTTCGTTCTCTTTTATCAGGAAGTAGGGGTTGAGTATGGCATTGTATATTCTACCGCCTTTGTATTCGCTGTAAACGGCTTTATAATACCCATAATACGCTCCTTCCTCTGCAGAGGCAAGCTCGAACAGGTCGTTATCGCTTGCGCTGTCCTTAGTGTCCTCGTCGTTTGGCATATCGCCCCACGGGTCGCCTTTGGCGTCTTTGTCGGATGCGTTCCACCGCTCCCATATAGTAAACTCTATGCCATAGGGGTCGGCACGGTAAGGGCTTATCAGCGACAGTTTGCGCTCGGTGGCTCCCACGTGCCCCGTGGAGTATTGGAACGTACCGTTCAGCTCGGCTTTGCCGTTGTAGTTGGAGTAGTCCACCTTTTTGTATCCCGCCTCTATCTGGGTATAGGCAAAGTCGGGGTTCGATTCCTCTGCCAGCTCCGCCACCTCGCTTGGGGCAAGTTGGAGTGTGGTAACGTCGCGGCGGAAATTATCATCGCGCTTGCGGAACGTTATTTTACCGCCCTGTATGTGGTACTCGTAGCCCTTGCACTTTATCCACTCGATAAAATCTTTGAGCGAGGTATGTACATGGGCGTTTTCAAAATTACGCAGGGTTTCGCCAGCGCAGAGTAGGGGGGTATAGTCTATATTGCCCCATTCTATCGCGCTGCTGAAAGCTCCCGCGTTCATCCTGTTGAGCAGCGACCGGAGCAAGGTTTCGGGCTTTATCACATCCAGCTTTATGTCCTCGTTAATGGTTTGCTGCCAATACACACGGAAGTAGTCGAAGACGGATATTTCGGCACTTCTTGCTCTGACGTATTCTGCGAGTGGTTCGCCATATATATATACTACAAGGCTTAATACTTCGTTTTCTGACGAAATGATTGTTGTTGTGTCAATTTCAACGTCGGTTGCAAAATCTTCATCTCCTTTAGGGGGGATGTTCTTGCTGTAAACCTCTGTCCGGGTCTTTGTATTCAGGTTGTATTTGTATAAAAACAAGGTGGCGCTTCTTATTACTAATATAGGCCAATAAGAACATACTACCCTGAATTTTGCAGTAATCCTTACTTCGGCAGGAGTGGTGGCGGTGGTTCTGGAAGTACCCCGTAGGAAGTGTTCGCTTCCTCTGAAATCATCCTCGTCAAACCATTTATTGTTTTGTGTACCAAGTTCAAATACAGAGTGTCCGGGTACGGTCTGTATTTCGTCGAACGTAATAGGAATGGAGTATAAAACCCTGTTATCGTTTTGTGTGGTCTGGTCTACTATTCCTACCGGCATTGTAAATCTTCCTCTCGAACTGATTAGTACGGGCGTATAGTTAAATTGCCGCGAGTCTTTCAGTTCTGCCACCGGTATATCGTACTTGGTGCTCCCTTTGGAGTTTACGTACTCCTTAAGCACGGTAGAGTTTACCTCTACCGATATTTGCTCAGGAGTACGCTTGTAGCTTTCGAAGTCGATGTTAAATTCTTTGCGGAAATAATAAACGTGCCAGTCTATATCGTCGCGCTTGTACACTATTATCTTGGCGCGTGCACGTATGCCCTTGTCGTCGTACAGTTGTTTTATCAGGTCGTAGCCCGATATATCCAAGTATCGCTTTTTGCGCTGGTTTATCAGTATGGGGTACGACTCGCTCGATATAACGCCCGATGTGCCCTCGCGCTGGTCTATCACCTCTATGTCGCCCCACGAGCTTACGTAGGGTGTAATGTCGGTTTGCGTGCCTATGTGTATTTCCATAGGCTGTGTCCTCGCACCGTTTTTGGCGTACGAGCACATTATGAATAAAGTTCCTGCGGGGATGGTAAATTTCATCTCGTTGACGGAGTTTTCGGGCGAGTCGGCCGTTGCAGGTGCAGGGATGTAGCTTGTTTGCGATTGGCTGTCTAATAGGGCTATTACCGCGTCGCCGTATATACACCCCTTGTAAACCACCTCTGTAGGCTCTGTAATATCGGTAAGCCCTATAGTCCCCCATTGCCAGTTTTCGCCGGGATACTGAACCACATTCCCTGTGCTGTCTACAATAAGACGTTCCCCGTCAATCATAACGATGTCGTCTCCGGTATATACTCTGAAATTCTCGTCGGCTAATGTGTATTTTGTAATTGGCCCCATAATTAATTTCCTATTTTTAATTGTTTAACTCCTCTGCTTGGTGCGCTGCCGCTTTGTTTTGCTATCAGTTGCTTTAACAGATGGTTTGTTTTGTCTGTTTTTTTAAGTTGCTCTTTGTTTTCCTGTACTACTATGGTTTGCATGTCCCTGTTTATACCTGCATAGGCTGCTATTTCCATAATGCGCTTGTCGGTAGGCTTTAATGGTATTACCTTAGTGTGTTTTTTCAGGTTTACAATCTGGTCTTTTGTTGCAATCCACGTTTTGTCAGGCTCTACTACAAGTTCTTTTTGCCCTCGTTCGCCCACACGTGCCAATCCTCCCTCGTGGTCGCTCGTACCGAAGAAGTATTCGGGTATCGGTTTTGCAGCCACTACAGCCGCCTGTGCCGCCCCTACTCCTATAACCCACGGTATTAAAGGAGCTGTCAGCGGAGTTGCTGCATAGTTTACTATCCCCATGGCCGTACGTATGCCTATTTCAAAAAGGGCTTGCAGTTTATCGTGTCTTGCCTGTTTTTGCCGCAACTCTAAATCTTTTTGAGCGTACTGGTTTTCGATTGCCATTTTTTGTGCTTCGGCTTGCTCTTTGGAAATGACTTCTGATTTTAACTGACGGTCGATTCTTGCCGTTTGCTCGTCGTTCCATCGCTGCAGCGATTCGTTCTGCCTTTCGAAAGAATTGTCGACCAATGTGTCAATGAAATTCCAACCCTCTTGGGCGGTTTTCTTTTTCAGGTCGAGCATTTTTTCCTGCAGCATGGTTTCCTGTTCAAGCTCGTAGTCGCGACGGGCGTCGTTTATATCCATCTCTACTTTAACCAATTCCAGAGCCAGTTTTTCTCTTTGTTCCGAGCCTTCTTTGTACAGAGCCATCTCTGCCTCAATCGCCATTTTGGTGTTTTGCAGTTTGGCGTTGGTGGCTTTATAGTTAATATCGAGTTGCTTAAAGTCCGTATCGTTGCTGAATCCAAATACTGATGCGATGATTTGAGCGATGTTCATATTATTCATCTGCTGTTCAAGCTGTTTTTTTGCGTGCTCAATAGCTTGCGAGCGCGCTTTCTCGCCGAGTTTTATCAGGTTGGTTTGCTGCTCTATTGCATCTAAACGAATCTGGTATATGTCCTGTTGGTAAGTTTTTTCGGCTTTCAGGTCTTTCTTTCTCCTGTCGTCATTAATCTTTAGTACGCGGTCGTTATGGTTTTGGATAGCATTTTCTTCTGATTGCCGGAGGATGTTGTTAGCTTTAGTGATTCCTTCGTTCACTTTCTCAGCATCGGTAATTCTTTTTTTATTATTTTCTCTACGTTTATTGAGGGCTTCCATTTCGCGCTTAAATTCCTCGGAATCTTCTTTTCCCTTGTATTTCTTGCGGAGTTCAGCCTCTTCGTTCAGGTATTTGTTCTCTTTTTTTATTACATCTTCGCGTATTTTATTTATATCTACATACTTTTCCTTATTTGCATCTATGGCTTCTTGTATATTTCTTATTTCGGCGTCTCGTGTCTCTTCGGAGTTCCGTATCGCTGTATCTGCATCAATTCCGTTAAGTTTTAATGTAGAAGCATAGTAATTGGTAGCCGCAGCTTCTCTTTGTTTGAAGTCGTTTAAAATACCTTCGGTTGTTGTTTTTTGTTTATCTTGTTCGGCTTGCGCCAGCGTGTTAATTAAGGCAGCGCGCCTCTCGTCGTAGTAAACACGCTTGATATACATATCCTTTGCTTTTTCGATGGTGCGTTTACTTTCTTCATCCTTATCGCTATTAGGAAACAGGTCTATATCGGCTCCGGCTGCAAATTCAGATAATTCTCCGAATAATTCAAAATATTCCCGTATGCCTTGATTTGCTTCTTCTTGTAAGTTATCAGCCTGAACAGCTCGCTTGAATAACACATTTATTTCCGCCCTTGAAGCGTTCTCGTTTTCTTTAATAATTTTTCTAAGTATATCTCTGTGCCTGTTAAATTGTTCTTCTTCAATATCTACCTTGCTCTTTATTTTGTAATCCGGCATATTTGTGTTGCTATACAGTCTTTCTTGTCTGGCTCTGTCGAATTGTTTCTCATTTCCATCTTTATCCAAAAAAGACACAATGTCTATATCGGGTGAATTGAATCCGCCAAATAGCTTATTATACCACTTTACCTGTTTGTCTCTTCTTTTTGCTTCCGCCTCGCTTGCTTTGTTAACCGCTACTTCGAGTATGGTATTAGCATAAGCCATCATCCCCATAGCCTTAACATAATCTTCGGTTTTGTCAATAAGATTCTGATGTGCTGTTGCTAAATCTTGCGTTTCACCGAGATTTTTACCAATGGAATTATTATACTCATTCAGGGCGTCGGTGGCGGTAATATAAACGCCATCTACGTTTTCCAATATCGCTTTTAACCTTGCCGTTTCTGTAAAGGCTTTAGTAAGTTCGTTATTTCCGTCTTTCAAAGACTTCATAAAATCCTGATGTGCTTTTTTCGCTACTCCAACCTTGCCTGTGAAAACTTCCATTACTTCATCGCCATACATAATGACTAATGTGCTGGCTGCTACCAATATGGTGTTTATAGATAGAAGCGATTTGGCAAATGTTTTTAATGCTCCCCAGTTGCCAAGTTTTTTACCCGTAGCATCTACACTGTTTGCAAGGAATTTAAACCCATCTGCCAACTGTGGTAAGTTATTTGAAATTGCCATAAACCCGATACGGGTGGAAATAGCGAAGTTCGGAAGCTCACGCATAAGTTGTGTAAGAGAGAATGTGGCATAAGTAGCACTACCCATTTTACCTGCCATTTTACCTGTCTGCATCTGTAGTTTCGAAATTTCATCTCCCAAATTCTTAGCTTTACCTGCTGCCGTCTGATACAGCTTGCTTTCTTCTCCTTTGGTTTTCAGGGTATATTGAGCTACCCTGTTCCATCTTTCTTGTTCAGCTATCAGTTTTTCAAGCTGGGTGGTGTAAGCAGATAGCATTGTAGCACGCAGCTTCTGCTCCCTATTTAGAGCCTGCAAGTCGATTTTGGCTTGTATGTTTTGACGGTTTAAGTTTCGTTCAGCTGCCTCTAATTTTTGCTTAAGCCTTACGAGTTCGTTAATCAACCTTTTTTGCTCATTGTAAACACTTGTAGTTTTTTTGGTCGTATCGTTATGTTTTTCAATCAAATCAGCCATCGTCTTAGCGTCTATCGAAAGTTTACTGAACTCTCCCGACACATTTACCGCCGCCTTGAATAGCGATTCTAACTCGTTTACAGTCTGTGGCAGAAGTTTATTCAGACGTTCTATTTGTGCTGCTGCTTCTTCGGGGATAAAGCTTTTATTTGAAGTTTTTTTTGCCATTTTCAAACATTATTTTTTTTACCAATTGTTCGTAATCTTTGCTATAACCTATATATTCCGACAGGGTAATGTCAAGCGTAAGCCTGTAAGGCAATTCGAGCGTTTTGTTGAATATCCGTATGTTTTCGATAAATATGCTTCGTGGGCTTTTTTCGGGTTCCTGTGTTTCAGTAAGCCGTTCGTACCTGTCGTTTTCTTCTTTCAGTTTTATCTCCTTGCTACGAATGAGGGCTTCGATGGTTTTAATCAAATCATCATGCTCTTCTTTGTTTGTGGGGATTTTTTTTACGATGTGCAGCTTTGATTGCAGTTGACGCACTACCTCGTCATACCTTCCAAATACAACGAGGTTCAACGCTATTGTCAGCCAATTAATTTGCGATTGGTAACGGTAAATTTCGCGCACACAATCGTCTTGTTTTGTTTTTTGTTCCGTGCCAAGCTGATTTGCGTATTCGTTCATAAGCCGCAATACTGCCTTTCTGACGATGGATTTCATTACTATTCCACGCTCCTTAATCGACATCGGTTTGTTCTCATATACGGCTTTTATGTAGTTGTCTACAGTGCACGTGTCGCACGTGTCATTCAGGGTAAACAACGAGTAGTAAATAGCCCTTATCTTCTTCTTTATCCCAGCAGGTTTTGTGCGAGTGGTATATTTTTCCATTTTGTTTAAATACTACACAGGTTTTTTTATCCGTATTTGCTTCTGATTGCGCCATTGCTACAGCGTCTTCCAGTGCTTTGTTTTTTTTAATACAATTGCAGGCCATTCATAAAATAGTTATATAAGTAATCTGACAGTCCGTTATTCCAAAATATGCCGATTGATTCATTTGTAAAGCCAAGTATATCGCCGTACTTACCAAGAAGCATACTGCTTTTTTCGTCCGACGACGAAACGAGTACTCCCTTTCCGCTTGCATCCACTCTTATGCCTCTTTGAAAATCGCCCGTCAGAAATAGGTTTGGCGTTCCATACGCCCTTGAGGCAAACATATTCTTATTTATTATGAGGGAGTGGTAATTCGGTTCCATGCTTTGCTTGAAATCGGCATACTCCTTGTTCCGATACGTTGGTTTTATCTCGTTTGAGTTAGCGTCCCTGCCAAACAGAAGCTGGTCTCGCACGAGCTGAGAAAGCGTACCGTCGTTTGCTTCCAGATATTCGCCCACTGCTTTGTCTGTATTGTTAAGCCTTTTCGATAGGGTTATAACATTGTTGTATATATCTCCTAAATCAATCATAATAAGAAAAAGAGCAGGCAAGCCTACAAAACCGACTGCCTGCCCTAAAACAACACAATTAAAAAAATGGAATTATGTACTCTTTTTTTTTGCAACAATGGTATCATAAGCATCTCCTAAGGCTTTCTCAAACTTAGCCTTGTCTGCTTTGATATGACCGTTCGTTTCAACCATCGCTTTTATAAACGATTCTTTGCTTTTTGCGCTAATAGCTGCCTGTGCTTTAAAAGCAAAGGTCTGCTTGTCCAGTTTGATTCTGAATGTTTCTCCCATTATGCTATTGATGTAAAATATTTAACCCCGTCGATTCCAAATACGTTTCCATCTATCAGCGTCTTTAATCCCGCCACCCTGATAGGGGAGGTAGTGGGTACGATAGTAATTGTGCCTGTATCTTCGTCGTAGGTTGCCGTAGTGACAGCCTCGCCCGCTTTGTTAATAAACATTTCGGGGCTTACCGCAGAAGCGAAAAGACTGGTATAATCCGTGCCTCCGCATTGCGACACTACTTTGATTACCCCTGTAGATACTTTCTCTACTACCACTCCGGCTAATCCTTCCGGGATAGTTTCTACGCTTATAACATGGCGATTTTTACGTTGATGGTCGTAATTTACACCGTATCCTACCCGCACAAGGATACTATACGCAGTACCTGCATTTGCACGGGTTTCAGTAACAAATATATCTGCATCGTGCCCATAAAAACCTGCCGTTCCGTTTGCTTCTTTGGCATAGCCGCGAAGTTTCATGTGGCGGTCGACAAGAAATACATCCCAATTACCCTCAAGGTCTTTCAGATTTTTGAACATACAATCTCCGGCTTCTACCGTGAATGTTTGAACAAAACCATTTATATTAGTTACCCTCGAAGAACCGTAACTTCCAACTTGTGCAACATTGGCATCTCCCCCCTCTGCTGCTGCATCGGCAAGCTTTAATACAGGTATTAATTTCCCTTCGTTTATGTAACTCGCCAGATTGTCGTTAAATTCATCTTGGTCTAACGGAAACGGCGTTCCACTTGGAGCTAAGAGCATAGCTACCGGAATTTCCTCTATTACGTCGCAACGCTCTTGTTTGGTGTGTCCTGTTTTGGACAGGCAATTACCTATTACTCTTCCTAAGTATGACATATTATTCTTTTTTTATTAGCGGCAACCTTCTTTCTTTAAATTGATTATTAAGTCGTCGCATAAATTTGTATTAACAGTTAATTTTAAATTGTGTATTTCTATTGCTGATATAACATCGTTGTATTTGGCAAGAATCATATCTTGGTCGTCCGAAGTTGCATAATTATCATAATAATCATGGCTCGGAACGCCATAGGACAATATTTCAAGAAATTCAGCCTTCATTATCTGAGCTATAAACTCTTCGTATATAGGTCGCAGCAAGGGACTGAACGTTTTCTTCTCCCTTTCTTGCGAGGTGCTGTTTGGAATAACAGGGTTTACAATACAAATAGAAAAGCTATGCTCCCTCTGAAATCCCGATACAGATACTTTCTGAGGAACAATATCGAATACAGCCGGATACATAAATTTAGCTGATTTATTGGTGTTGGTTAGTATGTCGGATATTTCGCTCTGACTTCCGGCATAATAAAATATCTTACCCCCCTCACCCAGCACTCCGCGCCTTACCAATTCGAGGTTTACGCGGCGTGTTAATATGCTTCCTATGTCGATGTGTGTTAATATCATATCAGAAATACCATAATACACCAAAGTTATGCGGACAGAAATTGCTATCTGCATAGCCTTTGTAAGCGTCCCAATTATTCAGTAAAAAACGATAAAACTCTTTTACACCTTCCAGCATATCTCCCCAGACCTTTATTTGAAGCTCGCTACTTGACACATCCTGAGAATAAGTGCCCTTAAGCCTTATTTCTCCTTTCTGCGTTGACTGAGACGTGTTTCTTCTGGTAATGAATACAAACACATAATTAGCGCATGGTGAATACCTGTATTTTCCTGATTGTTTGAACAACTCACTCTTAAGCTCTTCCCATATCGGATTTACAGTAGTTTGTTTTAATCCATTCAGGAAATTTTGGTATAGTGTTTTACCTAATAGCTTAGTCATAAACTCAGGTTCGTACTTATGGATAAACCATAAAGCATTCTCCTGTTGTGCTTCGGTCATGGCTTCTGCACCATCCCCAACCGTGTCCGAGTTCCAGACTAAGCGGGGAAGGTACAATTCGCCCTGAAAATATGTTTGGTCGAGAAAAATCATCTTATTTTACTTCTGTTTTCGAGGCTCTACCGGATTTAACCAATGTTTCGGCATGAATGGGATGTACTTTGTAAATCTTCCCTTTTTCCATGAACGAACTCTTTCCTGTTCCGTAAACCTCTACTTTTTCTTCAAGCTTTACGATGTCTTCCTTTTTTGCCATGTCTATTTTATTTTTTTATTTGAATTAATTTGAATGTTTGTTATTACGAGATAATTAAGCAGCAGGCTTACGCCTCAAGGGCTGCTTTGATGGTAGATAGGTCGCCATACATAAAAGCTCCCAAATCAATGCTATTCCAGTAGTCGAATATTCTTTGCTCGCAAATGAACGTTACCAAGTTCTTTCTGAAATCGTCATTTTCCCAACCAGCCTGTAGGGTAACTTGGTTCTTAGGTCTAACATTCCATTTTGAAGAGTCAATTAAAAGGTATTTGCCTGCGTCAATGCGCGTTGTTTCAACAATCTGCAGTTGACGAAGAACTCCTTCGACCTCAATCTTGATATAATTACCAGTAGATGTCTTGGTCAGGTCAATCCGTGCCACCTCGGTAGGATTTAAAAAAACCATGTCGGGATAAAAATTCAACAATCGCATTTGAAGAACTGCCGCACGGATAGCATCTGCATCGTTCGGTAGCGTTATTGTGCCGTCCAGTCCCGTAGATACGTATCCTCCCGCAATAGAAATCATTCCAACAGGCTCATCCCCTCCTGCTCCTGTTAACAATTTGATGTCAATCTGTTCTTTCAAGTCTTCTGTCATCATTTTTCGAATTTCAGAAAGCATAAAGTCGTAATCTTCGAGCATTTCAGTAGACACCTTTGTTGAGGCGGCTACTTTCTTTGCGTTAGCGGTTTCTTGCTTGTACTCCCAATCCAAAAGAGGCTTTATTGTACTTTCTGCTATAAAGGCAGAACCTCCTTCTTTGTTTATTCGATTTGCCCAAACGATAACCGATGCCGATACTGCGCCTTTGGCAACTCTGTTATAGATAGCATTTTTTTCTCTTGGGGCTTCGTGGATAGTTCGGTCAATCATATGACTTGCTAACAACGGAGCCTGAGCTGATACATTGGAAGTAAGCATGGTTGTCGGGGCTTTTATTTCCATAGAAGCTGTTGCCCCTTTGTTTTTTAGCGATTTAAATTCGCCAGTCTCAAAGAATGACTTGAACTCTTTGTCAAATTCGTCCATCGAATCGATAATAATTTCTTCCGCTTTTTGCTCCAATGTCTTAATGGCTTCTTTCATAGAGTTCATTTTTGTTTCTATGTCTGAAAGCCCATCTACCCTTGTCTTGACTTCTTCAAGATTATTCATTTTTATTTCTAATTCTCTGATAGTGGCGTTTTTGCTTTGCAGGTCATCCACCATAGAATTATAGAATTGTGCAAATTCAAGATTTTTGCCTTCAAGTCCATTTACGTCGATTTTCTTGTATTCCATTACTTTAAAAATTTAAGTTTAGTTATATCCAGACTGTCTGCTATCGGCTCTTTCTTTTCAAGTGGGTCGACCGGCTTATTTTTAATGAGTGATTTTAATTGCATCAACTGGTATTTTCGTTCTTCTTTTGTTTCTATACTTATCAAACTATCTAAAATTAGATTTGCGCTATCAAACGATTTCAAATCAGTGATAGTAGCACCCTCGTGTCGAGGAAAGGTTACAATAGAAATTTCAAATAGTTTTATTTCTTTTACTCTGCGTATATATGTCTCGTCCTCTTTTGCTTCAAATTCTGATTTTACAACCTTAAAACCAAAACTAAAATCGGTGTAGATTCCCTCTCGTATTTTAGTTTTAAGCTCCTCTTCTGCGTTCGATATTTTTATTTCACAAAAAAGCCCATAATCATCTTCATTGGCCTCTATCAATTTCCCAACAAGATTGTGTAGATTATGGTTAAGGCAAATCTTTATTTTATCTTTCCTTTCGGATATAGTTTTCCTAAATGCGCCTTTCTCTACAATATCAGAAGCTATGACCCAGCGATTCACGTTTGGGCACCATGTCTCCTGACTGATATCAGGGGTGTTAAAGACCGACGCGTATCCCTTGATTGTCAAATCTTTTGATTCGGCGTTAAAATCAACGCTTTTTATTTCGAACCTTCTGTTTTCTATTTCTTTGCTCATATCTTATATGATTGAATCAACAAGTATTTCGGCTTGCTCTTTAGAGATAAACCCGCTTTGAAGCCCAATAGAGCAAGCTTGCGCAACTTGTTGTAAAGCGACTCCCTGTTGTTGTTTTGATGCTTGGTAGAAATCCATATGCGAACAGTCGGGTTCTATTCTAAACGAAATTTTATTTTTACCTATCATTGATAAATAATCGTCAATGATAAATTTCGCGCTTGGCACTACCGATTGATTGTAAAATTCTTGTCTCGCCTCTGTCGTAGCCTTGTACCTGCTTGCTTCGATTCCAAGAAGAACAACAGGCATAACATACTGGCTGCATAATTCTATAATTCCATTTCTGATGGTATCTGTAAGCCCTAATTCTTTGATAGAGGATGTTAGCGGGTGTACTTCCGCCTTAGCTTTTGTTACTAAATTCTTATATTGCTTTCTCCTGAATCCGTATTGTTTTAATACAGATTGTACCGTTTCGCGCTCCTGTTTCATGAAAGGGCTTGTAAACAAGTTAACATCATCCGCACCCAGAGATATAATATTTTTAGCCCCTCCGTCGCCATAAAGCTCAGTGCTTACTTCCCAAAGAACCGTGAGAGTAGAAATTACTTCTGACAGCGATTCTAATCTGCTCCCTCCAAGTACGTGGTTGTCATTTTTGCTTATTCTCCTGTCGTAAAAAACAAAAATATCTTCCGGGTTGATTCTTTTTGTTGTTGTACCATTGTTCAACTCCCAATAATCTATCTTTCGATTGAAATACAAATCATATGAATCTGAATATACGGGCGTAATAAGATTATTGGGAACAACATAATAATCAGACTCATTAAAAAAATTGCTTTTAACCCTTCTCACATACGCCTTGCCTTCTTTTTTGAGAAAGGTTTCCAATTTCATACTGAACGTGCTGAAATTCTCCTTTGGATTAGGGTGTTTTAATTCATTTAAAATATTTTGAGCCTCTTTTGTTTTTATGACCTTTCCGTCCTCATCCAAAGCCCATACATTCAAATTTGCTATAGATTCAGCACACCGTCCTATGACGGAGGATACAAGACCACATTTTTTATACGCTAAATCACGCCCTGACATCGTGCCACAATTGATGAAGTAGTTTTCCGACGACATCCTATCAAGAAATAGGTCTGTAAGTTCCTTGCTTCCCCTTTTCCATTCCCTGTCTGTAGAAAGTATATCTTTTATCCAACTCATTACAATGCCTATAATTACTACAAAAATATAGATAAAATCTATATCATGGGAATAAATTTAGAAAAAGAGGAAAGAATTAGTAAAATATGTTGTAAATATGATTAATTATTGCTTATCTGCGTTCATAGCTTCTACTATATAGGCAAATCTATGCCATACAGCGTATCCAAAACTATCAATACCGTGATTATGCCTGCCTATTGGTATGTTTGTTTTTCTCCCTTCAATTACCTGATATACGTAGTTATTAAACTCATTTTCAGCCTTTTTGTTTTTAACCACATGGAGCCTGAATCGTTTACAAAGGCTGATTCTTGATACAATAGAGGGTTTCTTTATCTTTACAAATCCCCAGCCTTCATAACCCTTTACACAGATGGATGAGTTCATGGAAACTATATAATTTTCGTCTCTATATCTATCATTGCTTTCAGAGCTGATAATTATATCCTCAATCTCCCCATTCAGAGTATACTTCTTTAGCCTTTCCTGCTCGGCAAGAATGATGGGCTCAATCAGGTCAAACAGAATATCAGCCGACGGGCAGGGTTGGTATGTCAGATACTCGATATACAAGTCCATCCCTTTGCGCCCTACGCGAGTTAACACGCTTGGGTCTACGGTAAATCCCAAATCAAGCCCGTATGCGGTTTCATCCATAGCTTCGTCCGGGTATTTGTCTATCCACTCGTAAGCCTCTAATACCGACCCTTCTTCCGGATGCCTCTCGCCCTCTCCATAGACCATCCACTCGTGTTCGTCGGCTGTTTTGGTTTGTATGTTGTATATGTTAGGTGCTCTGTATTCATCTAATTCTTTCTGTGTCCACTTTCCGATATTATCCAATTTGTATTTTTCTCTATCGGGGTTTTTGGGCTTTTTCCATGTTTTCGAATCGAAATCAAAATCGTCAAAACTCCACGGGCATTTAGCCAGAAGTCCTGCTTTTACCTTTTGCTTCAAAAACCTGTTATTCAAAAACGTGGTTTTTGTGAACAGCGTATTGAATTGACCTTCTCTGTCGAAAAGAAAGTGTTCGGTGTATTTGGGGTTCCAGTCGAATATAGCAGCCACCTCGCATCGCATGAGCATCCTGTTGATGAGTTTTTCATCGTCGTTATCCAAAGCCTCATTGAAAAACAATATATCACTTCGCCCCAGCTCTTCATCGTTATCAAGTCCGATAAATTTAACTTTACTTCCAAAAAGATTAAATTCGGGCGATGTTCTTTCTCCGAAGGCATATTCTCTTGAATAAGTTCCTATGTTTTTTGCATGCCCGACAAAATCTTCATGGTATGAACGCTCTCGGCAAGATTTTAAGGTTTTTCGTATAACATAGATACTTAGTGGTTTTTCTCTATGTTCTTGTTTGTCGCATAAATAAGTGATAAAATCGAAAGCAGAAAATGTTTTTCCCGAGCGAGAACTTCCCTCGTTAAATATCTTTATTATTTCTTTTTCTCCTGTAACGGGGTTAACTCTGTCTTTATTTTCCTCATAAAACAGAATCATTTCCTCCGTTAACTCATTTACCTCAAATTTCTTAATAACCTGCCCCATAGGGTATTTCTAAGTATTCAACACGCTTTTTTATATCGCTTTTAATTCAAATTCAATTCGCGGATTATTCTTGTCGAGGAATTTCCGAGCTACTATTTTTACTACTTTATTGTCATTGGCTATGGCTTTGCATTTTTGAAGGCAATCAAGGACTATCTTTAAGCTGTTATCCAAATCGCTTCGCTGGCTTGGATAAAACACGTCAATGTAAAGCTCTACATATCCGGTTATATTTACATTCCGATATAAGTTGCATTGGATATAAAAATTATCCTCGTATTTCTTTAAGGCACTTGTTTTGGCTAAAGAGCCATGTCCGCCTATGGTTACTATTTTATAGCAATTTGACTTACTCGGACAGTTACCAAGAATTGTTTGAACCATATATTTTTTTCTTTAATTCGTTAAACTTTTCTATCTTTCCTTTTAGCTCCTTGCTTGAGCCTTTGAAGAATGTCGTAGGGTTGATAACAAAATCATATTTTCCCATCCTTACTACAGCCTCTTTCCTGATGATTCCTGATATTGCCTTACTGAGCGTCGGGCTACTTATTTTTATTTTCCGAAGAACAAAATCTCTTTTTATAGGAGTGAGCTGCACCGCTCCTGATTCGTCAGACCAAATATGAAACAGTACAAGGATTTTAATTTCTATCTCGGTCAAATTTAAAAGCCACTCAATACCTTCTGTCGTTCTAAACATCCCGAACTGCTCCAAAGTAGAGTTCACGTATGTATTTCTACATTCTAAAATCACACCCGTTGCAGCATCTACAATAGTTGATTGAAAGACCTTTTTTCGCCCCATTTTAACACTTTAAATTAAGCTGGCTTAATCGTACGAGAAAGTTTTCTTTCTCGTACGATTAAATATATTTAATCCTAAGTTTTCGTAATAGTCTATGAATCATACAATTAAATGTTTTTTCCTATCTTATCTTATCATACCCTGTTTTTCCTTTGTTTTTCCTGCCTCTAAACAGAGAGTAAAAAGGGATAATTGCGAATACTAAAATCGCCCTCCATATAAACACAAAGGGAAATAAGAATATGGAACTAATCTGCAATAAGAGTTTTTTCATAATTAGTATTTTCTAACATTATTTTTTTTCGCGATACGAACAAGCATCTTGAAAATTTTTGCCTCCTCTTTAAAGTGTTTGTTTAAGTGGAGTTCTTTTGCGCATTCTGTTAAAATGGACGTTGCGTTTCTTAATGGTGGCATAGTATGTAAATTATTAAATGTTAAAAAAACGGATTCTCAAAAATTGGGTAAAATTTAAATGGAGGAGTCATAGGAGCCTGCCTCGTTTCTTGCGTAAAACGGCGGGGGGGGTGCTGTGCACCGTAATACCCCCTATACTCCGAATTACACACTTATTTACCACTATACTGCGATATAAACACCTATACATCATTAAATACTATTTAGAGCTATTTTAAGACACTTTTATTCTCTTTCGATAAAAGGTACTGTTGTTGAAAAATAGTCCGTTACGCCTCAAGTAAATGCTGTTTTAGCTAAATAGACACGTGATAATCAACTCAAAAAACAGCTTTCTATTTTACATAATACAGATTATAAGATAATAGAGTATAAACAATTGATTATCAAGTGAGTACGCTTGTTTTGTGTGTGCTATTTTTTGTCGATTCCTATTTTTTTACCTAAATTCAATTGAATTTGCTGCGTTCCTTCGGTTGATACGTTCACATTGTCACCTAAGCCTAATTTACGCACTACAATAGAAGGGTTGTAAACGCCAACCGTCGCCCCGTCTAACTGGTCTGCCTCTATAGTCTCCCTGATACGCGCGGCGACTTGCAAATACTCTTTCTGTCTTTCGTAGTCTAAAAACGTATTTCTCATAATATCAGCAAATACACAAAACGACTCCAAACTCAAAGATTTATTAATAGGTATCTGTATTATCTCTCCAGCTCTATCACCTGACTTTATGGCCTCGTTCCTGTATCTTACTTCTTTTGCTCTTTCTTCTAAGTATAACTCAAACACTTCATTTAGTGTCTCCGGCGTATATGCTTTTGGCTTCCATGCCTTTTTGGGCTGCCCGTTATTGTTGTACTTTAGTTCCTCTACCTTTTTATTTTTCATATCAATTAATTTATAGATTTATACTTATTACAAAAATAGAACAAAAAACAATTCTATTTAAATATATTTTGAAAAAAACAAATTCAGGTGATTTGTAAGCGGTGTTTGAGTGGATAAAAAATATTGCAATATTTACGAAAATATGTGTGTAAATATTTGCACACAATAAATATTTGTTGTATCTTTGATATGTAATCAAAAGGGAAATAATAAGGATTTAAGCGGTTTTTATTCTATTCTCGGAGGGTTTACAAGGAAACAAAAAAAACGGCTCTAAGAGGCTGACACCTCAAAGAACCGTAAAAATTAAATTTTTAATCACTCAAATACGGGAAACATTAAGCCCCTGCCGTATTCAGGGCAAAGATATGACAAATTTTTCTACTTTACAAGATGCACGAATTTATGTAGGTACATACGCTAAGTACAATAACGGTTCAATTTTCGGTAAGTGGTTAGACCTTTCGGATTATTCCGATAAAGAAGAGTTTGAAGAGGCTTGCTGCGAGTTACACAAGGATGAGGAAGACCCGGAATTAATGTTTCAGGATTGGGAAAACATACCAAGCGAGCTAATAAGCGAAAGCTGGTTATCTGATGATTTTTTCGAAATTCGTGATGCGGTGGATGATTTGAGCGAAATAGAAAAAGAAGCCTTTCAAGTGTTTTTAAAAATCTATTCTTTTTCGTGGAGTGATGCTGTTTATTTAATTGGCAAGTTTATAAATTCTTTTCAAGGCTCGTATAACAGCAAAGAGGATTTTGCACAGGAATTATTTGATGAGTGTTATTTGCACGAAGTACCGGAGAAAATTAGATACTATATTGATTATGAAGCATTTGCTCGCGATTTATTCTTAGATGGATATTCGTATGGTAGCGGGTTTGTATTTAATGATAATTTTTAAAGTAGAAAATTATGAAAACATATAATATACAATAAATAGATACCTCAAGTGCTGTTTTAGACGAAAAACAATACCAATTTGCGAACATAAAACAAGCCAGAGAGCACGCTCAAAAACTATTTTCAGAGTGTATGATAAACGATTGTGCTAAAATGAAAGTCAGGAGGGTGTACTAATACCCCTCCGAGAAAAAAATAACTTTATTATATTAAAAAGTATAATACATAAATGTATAAAAATTTAATTTTGATTACTTTTGCTCAAAAAGTAATTATTAATAGTTGGAAATATTAAATAACTGTCAAGAAAAATGAGCAAATATTATTATATTAACGGACTTAAAACAAGGGTATCAGACCACGAGCCAAACGAAAAACTAAGGGGGGCAAGCGATATAGAGTTATATGTTAAAAGTGCAGACAACAGGCTTCTTTCTATCGAAAATCAAATAGAATATATCTGCGAAAAAAGAGGATATAACATTGCTGATTTTGAAGTAATCATAAACGACTGGAAAGACGGAAGCTACGACAAAGATGTATTTGTATGCAAGCAAGAGGAAGAGAATAGCGAGAGTGCGGCAGATGTTTCTTTGAATGAGCTTAGAGCAAATATCAATAAATCGAATGATGAAAAACTTCAAGGGCATACCCTTTCAAGATTTGCTAAACATCCTGAAATAAAAGCATTGTCAGAACTTACAGGTGTTTCGCAAAGCTATATCAAAAAATATTTTAATATCGTATGATGGAAAAATTTAAAACATACACCGAAAACGGCAAGTCTTTCATCGAAAGGCTTGTTTTTCCTCGCTTCAAGGCAGAGATAACTTTTAACCCGGATGGAGTGTCTGACCTCGAAAATGTAGAGATGATAGACGAATGTACAGATATATCCGAATTGTCAAAAGCAATGCAAAAAGCAGGAGAGTATTTAACAAAAGGACATTTAAAAAAATGACATCTATACAAGATGCAACCTATTTGACATGGATAGTAATATCGGAAATACCCCTCCCAGATAAAAAATTATTATAAAATAAACAATTTAATATCTTTGCATTATGCAAAAAAATATCAATCAAAGCAAGTACACCCCCGAGCAAAAAAATGCGCTTAGAAATTTTCTTTTGCGGCATCAATCTCTTTTTTTAAAGTTTACACCGTTGTCAAAAAAGACCTGTATTAATGAGGCTCGTATAACCAGATTTGTCAATTATACCGCTAATGGGATAGGCAAATTGTATCAGCGCGATTTGTCAGACGAAGAAATAGACAAGTTGCTGAATGAAATCAAAACCTTCACCCTTTCGGCGAAAACGTTATTTACCATAATGGACAAGTAATTACAGGTGCTTTATTGATATTGCGGTTATTACGTGCGCAATACTATAAATATCCGACTTGTTTATTGTATGTGGCTTATAGTCGCTATTGAGGGGGGTGCAGATAAAAAAATCATTATCCCCCTCGGTGATTTTCCTAACAAAAATACCCTCCTTTGTATCTAAGAGATATATTTCTCCATGTCGTATATTCTCTACAATTCGGCAGCAAAGCATATCTTTGTCAGATATGCTTTTGTCACTTAATTTATCTTTCATGCTATCCCCCCGGGCAAAAAAACAAAAATCTATATTCTCGCTATATGGAAGGCATATTTTTTCAGATTCCTTTTTCTTTGATATTTTAAAGCTATTAGTTTTACCAAAATACGTACCGGAAAAAACAGGATAAATATTTATTAAATCTATATCTGCTTCTTCTCCTATTAGTATTTCTTTTGTAATTCCGAAGCGTCGTTTGATTGCTTTTTCGAGCTTGTCAGATAGTGTTTTTACTTTTCCTCTTTCCACATCCGATAAACTTCCTTGTTGAATATCAAGTATGCGGGCAAATTCAGCTTGTGTGAAATTATTTCTTTCTCTTAATTTCTTTATGTTGCGTCCTAATTCAGTCATTTTAAAGCTTTATTTTCTTCGTTAAACACATATTCGATGACTTTTTCATTTAACCTGTCAATAGGCGTAAAATCTGTCTTTATATAACCTCTGGTGATTCTGTGTTCAGAGGAATGATTTAGTGCAAATGCGACATCGGACTCAGAAGCCCTGCAGTCATTTCTTGCTATAGTAGCCCATGAATGACGGAATGTGTAAGAAGTGGTCTTTTCTATTTCTGCCAATGCAGACAACTCCTGTAATCCCTCGTTTAGATATTTATTGAAATTAGATTCGGTATTGTACATCTCCGAAAAGGAAAACAACCTATGTTCTCCTTTGTATTTGTTGAGTAATGGATGTATTATTTCAGGCACTTTTATCTCGATATACGCTCCATCAGAACGCCTGTCTTTTGTTTTTCTTCGGCGATAACAAAGTTTACCGTCTATCAGCTCGTGCTTTTCTGCATGGTAGAGGTCAACCGTGTTTATGCCCGCTAAACAAAATATGAGCAAAGCTACATCTTTTGCCATTGGAGTAGTTACTCTGTTTTTCGCTTTTGAAATATCCACATCGAACAGTTTTGTCAAATCATCCTTATCAATAGCCTTCTTTTCCGATGGTGTCTGTTTGGGAATCTTCACGAGCATAAAAGGCTGATTTTTTATTCTAATAATACCTCTGTCATAATCATTATATTCCATTAGGCCTGCCTTAAAAACGGCTTCTATACAACTTGGATACATGCTTTTTGCTCTTTTTTTGTTTTTTAACTCTGTATTTATCCAAGAGTTGATAACCTTTGATGTTATATCAGAAAAATATAAATTTTCTTTTCCAGTATATTTTTTTAGGCTATTTATTGCCGACTTGTAATTTGCAGCGGGTCTTATCCTGTCGTCCTTAATCATCGAAAGTACGTACTTGTCATAGAAGTCGATAAATGATATTTCCTCTGTATCACTTGTTAATCGTTCTATTATTTCTGAAACTGTTAATTTTTTTATATCAAAGGAATTAACCTTGTCGGAATATTCGCCAATAAGAAGATAGATTTTTGCTATAACGCTATAATCTGTAATCTCCGTTCTATTATGCTGCTTTGGGCTAACGATATATTGGGTCTTTATATAACCTATTTCTCTTTTTTTAACCACACGGATATAAACAGCGGCATAACCATCGGTTTTTATTCTTCTTATTGCTGGTTTAAAACTTATCAT